TTCCAAATGCGTGAATATGTTGAAAAAGTAACTGCAAAAATGGGTGACACAGGTACTAACGGTACTAAATCAGCTGTTGCAGGCAAAAATGACATGGGTGGCACAGCATCAAACATTGCACAAAGCAAAGACGAAAAAGGTGTTGAAGCTAACAAAGGTCAACTAAAAGGAAATGGCGTATTAAAAGGTACTCCAAAAGATATGAACACTAAGAACGTAAACGTTCCTGGTGCGAAGGGTGCTACTAAAATGGCATCACAACCTGGCCACGGTGCTGAGAAAAAAGGCAAGCCAGAGCAAGCCGCTAATACTACACCTATTATCGGCAAATAAGAGGACTGTTTGATGAAGCTACTGAACGAACATTTGAGTTTTGACCAGGCTAAGATTGTCGTTGAGTCTGCTAATGAAGGCAAAGATCTTTATATGAAAGGTATTTGTATTCAAGGCGGAGTACGCAACGCAAATCAGCGTGTTTATCCCGTAAATGAGATTGGCAGGGCTGTCACCACGCTCAACGAGCAAATCCAAGGTGGCTACTCAGTGTTAGGTGAAGTAGATCACCCAGACGGACTTAATATCAACCTAGACCGTGTATCACACATGATTTCAGAAATGTGGATGGACGGACCTAACGGTTACGGTAAACTAAAAATCCTACCTACTCCGATGGGACAACTAGTTAAAACAATGCTTGAAAGCGGAGTTAAACTAGGCGTCTCATCGCGTGGTAGTGGTAATGTAAAAGAAGATGGATCCGGTGAAGTAAGCGAATTTGAGATTGTTACAGTTGATGTAGTAGCTCAACCTAGTGCACCGGGAGCATACCCAACACCAATTTACGAACACCTAATGAATTCACGTGGTGGATATAAGGCGTTCCAATCAGCAAGGGAAGTTCAAGGCGATAAACAGGCACAGAAGTATTTAAAAGAGAGCTTATTAGATATAATAAGCAAACTCCGCTAACTAGGAGAGGATAGAAAATGTTAGATGCACTTAAATCACTCTTCGAAAACTCAGCACTATCGGAAGAAGTGCGTTCAGAATTAGAAGAAGCATGGAACGCCAAGGTGAAAGAAAATCGCCTTCAGGTAACTGCAGAACTACGTGAAGAATTTGCTAAAAAGTACGAGCATGATAAATCAACTATGGTAGAAGCCATTGATAGCATGATTTCAGAAAAACTAGCAGAAGAAATTGCTGAATTTGCTGAAGATCGCAAACAACTTGCAGAAACAAAAGCAAAATTAGCAGTCCAACAGCGTAACAATTCAGTTCTTCTAAAAAACTTTGTTTCTGAGCAATTAAGCAAAGAAATCAAAGAACTACATAGTGATCAAAAAGCAATGGCTGACAAGTTTGTTGCTCTAGAAGACTTTGTGGTTGAATCACTTGCAAAAGAAATTGCAGAGTTTTACGAAGACAAAAAAGACTTAGCTGAAACAAAAGTACGTCTAGTACGTGAAGCTAAAGGAACACTTGCTAAAGTCAAGTCAGACTTTATCAAGAAAAGTGCAGCGTTGGTATCAGAAACAGTGTCAAAAGGTCTTAAGACTGAAATTACAGCACTTAAAGAAGATATCGAAGATGCACGTAGAAATGATTTTGGTCGCAAAATATTCGAAGCGTTTAGCAACGAATATACTCACTCATATCTAAATGAAAAGAGTGAAACAGCTAAAATGCTTAAGGTAGTTGCAGCAAAAGATAAGCAACTAGCTGAAGCAAAACTAGCAGCGGCTAAAGCAGTAAAAATTGCCGAAACAGTTAATAACGAGAAAAAGAGATTAATTGAATCAGCAGAAAGATCAAAAGTTCTTAACGAACTAACTGGTCCACTTTCAAAAGACCAGAAAAACATTATGATGGACTTGCTAGAGTCTGTTCAAACGACTAAACTACGTTCAGCGTTTGACAAATACCTACCGGCAGTTATCGACGGTAAAGGTCCAGCGAAAAAGGCAGTATTAGCAGAGGCAAAAGAAGTAACAGGCAACAGAACAAACAATGACATAAAAGCAGACGCATTCGACTCAAATGTAGTTGACATTAAGCGTCTAGCTGGATTATAAAGAGGAGAAACCAATGTCAGAACTATTAGAAAGTCGCTGGCACGATACTAAATCAGCACTTCTTGAAGGCCTATCAGGCACAAAGAAAGCAGTAATGGCTTCAACATTAGAAAATACTCGCAAGTATCTTTCAGAATCTGCTACTGCTGGTGCAACATCTGCCGGTAATATCGCAACTTTAAACCGTGTGATCCTTCCAGTGATCAGACGTGTAATGCCAACAGTAATTGCAAACGACCTAGTCGGCGTTCAGCCAATGACTGGTCCAGTTGGCCAAATCCACACTCTACGTGTGCGTTATAGTGATTCATTCAACTCAACAAGTGGTACAGATACTACTGCTGGTGATGAAGCACTAAGCCCATTCAAGATTGCGGAAGGCTATTCAGGTGCAGCAGCAACTGACAGAGCAGCAAATACAGCAGCTCTAGAAGGTGCAGCAGGTAACCGTCTAAGCATCCAGATCTTGAAACAAACTGTTGAAGCTAAAACACGTAAGCTATCAGCACGTTGGACATTCGAAGCAGCTCAAGACGCACAGTCACAGCATGGCATCGACGTTGAAGCAGAAATCATGGCTGCTTTAGCACAAGAAATTACTGCTGAAATCGACCAAGAGATTCTAGGTTCACTAGATTCACTTGCAGGTTCAGCAGCACAAACATACGACCAAGCAGCAGTATCAGGTACAGCTACATTCGTTGGTGACGAACACGCAGCACTTGCAGTTCAAATCAACCGTGTATCAAACCTAATCGCACAGCGTACACGCCGTGGTGCTGGTAACTGGGCAGTTGTTTCGCCATTCGCGTTAACAATTCTTCAGTCAGCAACTACTTCAGCGTTTGCTCGTACAACTGAAGGTGCATTTGAAGCACCAACTAACACTAAGATGGTTGGTACTCTAAACAATGCAATGAAAGTGTACGTAAACACTTATGCAGGCGATGACGCAGCAGTGCTAATTGGTTACAAAGGTTCAAGCGAATCAGACGCAGCAGCGTTCTACTGCCCATACATCCCACTAATGAGCAGTGGTGTTGTTCTAGATCCATCAACATTCGAACCAACAGTGTCGTTTATGACTCGTTATGGTTATGTTGAACTAAACAACACTGCATCGTCACTTGGTAACGCAGCAGACTACCTAGGTAAAGTTGCAATCACTAACGGTAACGTTAGCTTCAGCTAATCCTAGAGATACAAAAAATAAAATAGGCCCTACGGGGCCTATTTTTATGAGTAAATACTTGATAAAGGAGAATGCAAATGCCATTAGGAACTATTTCTAAGTATAACAAAAAGAGAAAATACAGCGTTATATTACCAGACGAATGGAAAACTGCAAGAACAGATGTTTTGTTTGAAACTCATACATTTGATGCAAAATTAGGTGACAGAGTGTCTTATAATTACGTAGATCGTAACGGAAAAAGATACGCTGAAAACCTTCAAAAACTTAGCTCATAATAACCCATTTTTTGAAAAAGGATAAATATTATTGTTAAGGTAATGAGCCTCAACGAGGACTTATGCGGACCCACCGCGTAGACCTAGAACGTCAACAAAAGGAGAAAACAATGGGACGTCCAATTAATAAAAGATACTTCGGAGCAACTGGCGATGATACACAGCCAACTATTCCAGTAAGATACCACAATGGTTCATCTTCAGTAGAAGGTTACATTGTAAACCAAAAAGGTTCAAACAAATTTACTGTTACTACAGACGGTGTTACAACTTATGTATGCAGACTAGTTAACGAAATTACTCCAAATGCAGCAGGCGAAATGTCTTTAGTAGGATTAACTACTAGCCCAGTCATACTAAAGAAAATGTTTAACAGAACAGCTACAGATTGGAATGGTAATCGTTACAGTTGGGAAGTAGAAGACGACTCAACTGAATCACTAATTCGTTTAACTGCAATCTAAGGAGAGTTATAAATGTCAACTCGTGTAGATCGTTACGGTGTATCGGATTATATATTAAAAATTAACGACGGTGGTAACATCACTTTTGATAATGGCAACGGCGGTAGCTTTAGAATTACTGGCGATCTAATTGTCGAAGGTGAAACAACTACTATTGAAGTTAGTGAACTTTTAATTGAAGATCCGATTATTACACTGAACAAAGACGATGCTAACGTAGACTTAATGGGTCTTGAGTTTGGTAGAAGTACCGACAATGATAAAAATGGTATTAGAGCACAATTTACCTACAACGAAGACTTGCCAACATATTACGGTCTTGGAGTTGATTCAAGACCAGACTATGGTGCATTTGAACTACATTTAGTTGACGGAACTTTAACAGGTTTACATGTTAAGAGTTTAAATTCAGGCGAATCGTTAGTTGATAATCCATCTGCTTCTGCATCTAATTTAAACTTGCTTTATGGGCAACCAGCAGGAAGTTATGTACAAATTGGATCTGCAGATTACAGCGAAAGTTTATGGGAACGTGATCCTATATTCCCTCAGTATATTTTAGCAGGTGTTAACAATGACGGAATGGTTCCGCCTGATAGCACAGAAGCAGTTGTTACAACACAAACACTTATTGATTATGTAACTTCATATAACCAGTACAACTACTCAGATAGAATACAAAGCGGTCTTAATAGCCTAACACAAGTTATAACTTACGATGACGAGGATAGCGATGGAAACATTATATCTCCAGCAGTAACTCCAAGAGTTGAAGTAAGAGTTAACGGTGCAGGTGTTGCTACATTCTACGAAGTTGGAACAGGTACTTATATTGAAGGTATATCTATGATAGGAGATGTACTTAGTACATCAACTATCGGAAGCGATCTTATCCTAAGAGGCAACGGCTTAGGATCAGTACAAGTAGACGGATGGCAAAACTATACACTACAAGTTGACCCATCCGCACCTACTGAAGGTGTTACTGTTTATAGTAAACAACTTGGAGATGGCGGCACCGGATTGTATTTTGTAAACGAAGATGGAACATCAGATGAACTTGTAAGTCGAAATAAAGCTCTATTATATAGTATTATATTTTAAGGAAACAAAAAATGTCAATAGCAAACATAGCAATATCACAAACAGACTCAGTAATACTAACAGTGCCAGCTGGCAAAAAGTATGCTATTACTACTATATTAGTCTGTAACACAGGAACAGATGATGGAACTGGAGCAAACGATAGTACATTTGACATGTATGCAATTCCTAATGTTCAGAGTAAAGCTGATAGAAATTTAATACTTAATAGCTTATCAGTTGCGGCCAGTGATACATTTACATTTAACGTTGAACGTTTGATTTTAGATGAAGGTGATAGAGTAGTTTTTGTAGGAGCAACACCTACTAATCTTGTTGCAACAATTAGCTATTTGGAAGTATAAATGAAGTTTTTTAAGAAGCAGTCCATACATGAAAGAAAAATTGGTGATAAGTCACTTGTATTAACCGCTGACGGTAATATTGACATTGACTTAGGATCTACCAAAAGTGTTAATATTACCGGTGACTTGAGAGTTAGCGGTGATACATCCGGTCCTAAAACAACAGACGTTTTATACGTAAGCCAAGATGGCAACGACTTAAACGATGGTAGAAGTGAAGGTAAGTTTGGTGCTAAACGCACAATTAAAAGTGCAGTTGAAGCAGCAGTAGAAGGTACAACAATTATTGTTGCACCGGGTGATTATTATGAAGAAAACCCAATTACACTTCCAGACTACTGTACAATTACAGGACAGGGCGAATTACGTAACACAAGAATTTGGCCTAAAAATAATACACAAACAATCTTTTATGTAGGTAATGCTTGTTATCTATACCAACTTACATTTAGAGGACTAAGAGCACCAGGTTGGTGTGCAGAAATACGTCCAGGTACACTGTGTACAGTTTCTCCATATATTCAAAACTGTACAAACATGAACGGTCCGTGGTTAAACGACGGTACTGAATTTACTCCGTTTGAAACTGTGCAGATTGAAGGTATTGAACCTAGTGCAAGACCATTAATGTTAGAAGATTATCCAGATCTTCCATTTGACAAACAAGTTAATAATTACGGCGGCGGAGGCGGCATGTACGTTGACGGTGACCAGTATGATCCTGCAAGTCTTGTATTTTCATTCGTTGCAGACGCATTTACACAAATTGCTCAAGGTGGTATTGGATTCTGGATTGATAACTTTGGTTATACGCAGATCGTTTCGTGCTTTACAGTTTTCTGTAGTACAGGTTTTAAAACCACAAATGGTGGTTATTTAAGTATTTCAAACTCTGTTAGTGACTTTGGTCTTGAAGGCTGTGTTGCTGACGGTTTTTATCCTGTCGCATACTCTGGCTCAACTCCAATTCAAGACTATTATTCAAGTGTAGCAAGTGTTACAATTACAAGTCCAGGTTCGGGTTATTCAAGTACACCAACTGTTGCATTTGAACCACCTG